TTTAATGATTGATCGTATCCAGCAGAAAGCATGTTGCTGATGGTTTTGTTTTTACTATCAGCAATGTTACGTTCTGTTTCTGCTGCCTGAACACCTTGACGCGCTCCACCAAATGCACCAGCGCCAACCGCTGAAGCATTATTTCTTGTCATTGCTTGTGCGCCCTGACGATCAATTTGGCTCATTGCCTCATCTATGACCTGTTGCTTATACGGGTTCATAAAGTTTGAGACAGCGGTGGATGGATCAAACTCGCCAAGACCACCTTGTGTGGCGCTTCGGGCATCAGCTAATTCTGAATCGTATAGACTGCCTGCATCAATGCCGCCGCGACCTTCTTGTATGTACTGCGAGGCTGTTGGGAAGTAGCTGTTAATTCCAGACATAATCTGATCGTAGCCGCCACCTAGTGCGCTACCAGCCTCACCAAGATACCGTGGCTTACCTTGCGCGTCTGTAAAGTAAGGCTGCGCACGATCCATAAATGCCTGTCGGCCACCAGCGGTGTCAAACGCACCTAACGCTGATAGTTCCGCGTCTGTTTGTGGAGCAATATTATATTCTGGTATTTTAAACAGATCAGGATATTCTTCTGCATCAAGCAAACCACCCGTATATGTGGTTACACCATCTGCGCCAGTTGTTGCTGTGCCGAATATTTTATCAAGAAGAAGTTGTTCGCGTTCTTCAATATACTGAGGACGCCGATTAACTGTTGTTAAAGTTTCAGTCATGCTGACTTCCTCTCAAGATTGTTCATCATGCTATAAGCTCTGGCTATACCTTCTTGCTGGTTGCCATTGCCCAAGCCATTGATTGCGTCTTTGGTCAAAACAAATTCTCCTGCCGTTAGCATAGCAGGAACATCGTCTTTTGTTCCAGAACCTTCGCTGGGCATAATGCCACCATCTCTGCGAGGGTAGTATTCAGGTGTTGTTTCGCCGCCCTGTGCAAGCTGTCTCATTGTGTTAATTCTGGTTGCATTGCCATGACCAAATGGACGCATTGCTCGTTGTCCAGCAAGGTCTGGCTCATCTTTACCAAACAGACGATCAAAAGCCTCTGCGCCTAGACCAGACAAAAGCGCCTCGCCGCCTCTGGTTGACAGGATATTGCCTAGAATGCTGTCTTCTTCTTTTAGTGATGGGAAGATACTTGACGCCATTTTGCCGTAGCCTAATAGCTTATCGTTATCAAACCTGTTTGCAATTGCGTCAACGGTATCATTGTTTCCACCTTTTAACGCATTTACCGCTGCGTTTGTGAATCCCGGCCTTGAATTGGTGTTAGGTTTATTTTTTACCATGTCAGCAATGTCAGCAATGTTAGCCAAGTCAGCAGCCGCTTCACCACTACCGCCGCCGCCAAACAAATTATTTATTGCAGAGTTAGTATCATCGCCCATCAATCCGCCGCCAATGCCACCGATTAGTGCTTCACGCAGGCCAGCTTTTTTACCCTGTAGTTTTCTCAACGCCAAGTTGCTTAACGCACCTTTGCCAGCCTTGCTGCCAAGTATGCTACCAAGTATGCTACCAATTCCACCGCCGCCGCCGCCGCCAAAAATTCCGCTAATCAAGTTGCCTAAGAAAAACTCAGGTTGTCCCGTCATGGGGTTTATGCTGTTCTGCTGTGAACCAACCATGTATCGGTTAGGGTCTGCACCGTAATTATCAAAAGCCGCAGCAATGCCTTGCGCCATCGCCGGGTTGCTTTGCATAATTTCGCTAGGTACGATCATTTCACCGGGGGCAACGTGCGCTACTTGCGTATCGCCATAACGTCCCATGTCTGCCATACTTTGCATATTATTCATATTATCTACCTCGGAGTCGGCTTTGTAGCAGGCTTTGTCTGCATTTCTAGCACATTAACCCGAACAATTGTAGGGGTTAATGTTTTTTTTAAAAAAACTAAAATTGTTCGTGTTTTTTCATAGCATAAGCTCAAAATGCGGAGCATCAATAAATGGGCGTCTACCTTCAGATCGACGTGTATCTATGTATGAACACATTGCGTGTTCTGCTGTACCATCGTAGCAGCCAAGATCATCTATTGTCCACGCTGCGCCCCACCGAATTTTAACTCCCGCTGCCTCGGCACCTTCTTTCATTGCATCTGCAATTTCGTCGTACAGATTCAACTCCCAACGACCACCGTTGCAGTATGCCATAAGGTCTACTGCATGACCGCCAATGTGTTTACTTTTCATAGTTTGAGACGCGCCCTTGGCTACCAGAGCGCGTTGCTCTTCTATTGTTCTCAACCCGCAGATCACACTGAAGTCCTGCTTCGTGACGCCCACAGCGTATTTCACGACCGTTACCAGCCTTTCGTCCACACCGTCTAGGTTTGATAGACTTCGCTTGCTTAGTTTGTATCCCATAACTATTTCCCTGCATATTTAGATATTGCGCGATTTCCGAACCAGAATGCCAAGACTGCGCTGAAGAGTCCTTGAGTTTCTGAATCGAACATAAGTTCTACTGCCTGCATCCAATCACCACCTGATTGCGTTACTTTAACCATAATCACTACTTTTGTGGCAACGAATAAAGCAAAAAACAAATAAGTGATAACGGGCCGAACGGACCCACGTAAAGCGTTGATAAAACTTCCAGCATCAATTGAACTGTCATGTGCATACAATCCCTTTGTTTCCTCAATGTCAGCCTTCTTATCCAACTCAACAAGTTTCATTTCTGATCGACGTTGCGCTAGTTCCGTTTCAAGCTGCATCATCTCCATACGGTGAGCTTGCTGTTGGTTGGCTTTAAAATAACTCAAGACCTCTGGGAGAAAAGAACTCCCGAAACCTAACAGACTTCCAAGTAATGCCATCATTTCTCTGATCCTAACCAAACAGCAAACGCGCCTGTCATAGAGCCAGAACATATTGAAATCATTGCCGATTGTTGTGTGGACAGGTCATCTAACGACATGCCCCATTCAATAACCCTTATATACATGATGGTCATAACAAACATCATAAGTCGGGGTAAAATCCTGTATTCTAGGAATGTCTTAAAATCCATCTGATAATCCTTTTAATATGTCCTTTAGGCTGACTTTAGCCTTAGAGTTCGGTTGATAAAGGCATTCAAACTGTTTTGGGCATTCACGAAAGCTAAGTGTCGGGTAATGGTAGCCCAAAGTTCCATTCTTACCGGAGTATAAACATAGGATTTCATCGCCATTCCGCACGTACTTCCACAAATGGCATGTAACGTATTCTGGATTCAGCAATGAACTTGCTAAAATAAGGGGGATTAAAGTGTTCACGATACTAACGTTATCAAATAAATAGCGCCGCCAATAAACCCAATAATTAACATGGATAACCCCAATATAGCCATATTGTTCTGAATTTGCCGCTTGGCCTCGTCCTGTGCAAAGGCCGTCTTTTCCCGTTCAGCCCTAATCTCCCGACGCATGTCCAACATCTCGTCATACGTCCCCCAACCAAACCGCATGTTTATCATTGCCGCTATCTCTAACTCGCGTTCCTTTAAAGTCTTTTGGTGAATTAATATTTGCAAAGCTTCTTCTTCGATAGACTGTCCCTGCGTGGCTCGTTCAAAGAACGTGGGGTTCTTGCGTTGCGTTTGGGCACGGTTAATGTCAGCGCAAGCGCCATACCACGAACCTAATTGTTTAGATATGCCTTCTAATTCTTGGGCGTGTCCGATAACTTTTTTGATGCCCGTATAAGCAGCGGACGCTACAGCAAACGCACTTACAGGGTCAATCATTGAACAATTCCCCTATAAGGAGCTTAGAACATTTGATACGGAGACGTTATAGATGGCGCATTGTAGCCACCAGCAGGGGGTGAATAAAAAGTATCTTGTATCTGAGGCAACGACATTACACCACTGGAAAACGGACCGCCTTCAAATGCTTCAGACAATCCGTAACCGCCAGCCATTTGCATAGGGGGGGTCTGTGGAATAGACGTTTGTGATGCAAGTTGCATGCCGGGATATTGGCTCTGTCCGTTATTAAGTTGATTAATTTGTTGGCTCATCAACTGTCGGTACTGATTCGCAATGTCCGGATTAATATTATTTGTTTGGTCACGACCAAACAACGTACCAATGCCACCAAACGGGCCCGCGGGTCGCGAAACGGTGGCGGTCGGCACCGGTTGAGGCGACGGTTGTGTAAAACGCTCGTTCTCAAGACTGCTAATGCTGGCCTCAGTATCCGCCACATTACCCGCAGCAACCGTGCCGCGGTTCAACTGACGCTGTAAGTCATTGGCAGACATACCATCATCACGAACACCCGCGCTGGGATTCGGCGGCGGTCTTCTGAAAATTGTACTAGGGTCAAAATCATCTAATCGCCTGTCAGGCAAAATCACGGGAAAGCCCGTTTCAGGATCTATCCGCCTTGACGATTCTAAAGGATTATACGCCCTAAGTTGCTGCGCCA